GCCGCCGCCTAGCGCACCAATACCGCCGCCTATAAGCGCGCTACCAAGCGTAGATGCGCCAGCAGCCCCAGTGCCAAGCAAGGCGCTGCCTAAGGCCGTTCCAATGCCCGGTGCGAAATAAGCGAGCGCGGCAGGTGCAGCGGCTCTAAATAGTTTCTTAAGCTTGAAAAACTCAGGATAGCCGGTTTCTGGGTTGATTTTGTTGGCAGGGTCGCCAACGGTAAACTCGGCCATATCAACGCCGCCTTGTTCAAACAAAGCTTGCAGCATTTCCATAACCTGCGGGTCATCCAAAAATGCGCGTGGTATTACCACCTCGCCAAGCGACAAGTGGCCTAGCACCGTATCGGTTGCGCGCCCCATTTCTTCAGGCGCTTGCATTTCCATTGGCGCTTCTTGCATCATTTCTTGTTCCATTATTGAACCTCTGCTATTCCTACGATGGTTATTGCGGTTGTAATTGCTGTCCACGATGACGTGTAAATTCGTTTATCCGATGATGTCGTTCCTGATACGGCTGCGGTAAAACCACTGCATGTGATGTTCGCGCTGTTTGCAGTCATAGTTAACGGGAAATTGTCGCAATACGTTGTGCCGTTTACGGCTGTAGTGCTAGTCGCTGGCGTTATGACTATTCTGTAATAAACCAGTTTTTTGCTTATGCGGTAATACACGCCTGTTTTAGTCGCTGTGCCAACCTCGGTTAATCCTACAAACGTAGGCGTCCACGTTGTGCCAGTATCGCCATCGGCAAGCTGGTCAAAAAACACAAGCCAATTTAATGTTGCGAAACTGTCTTTTTTATCAACAAGCGGCTCGGTTTTTGGCGGTATTAACGGAAGCGTCATCGCAAATAGCTCCCCGTGATTGAGCATTTAACTGGGTCAGATATAGTAAGCTCAAATGTGCAAATCTGTTGAATGCCTAAGCGCCTAAACGTGACTTCTTTTGTGTATTGCCCCGTTGCGCCTATGCTGGTGGCGTAATAGTTACCCCACGTTCTCGCGCCATCTTTACTAATGCGTAAAGACACCAAAGGATTCGAGCCTTGCCCAGATTGCAGGCCAACACCCTGCTCAAAACCTATCGTGAGTTGATTATAACGAACCTGCTGTAATTCGTCAAGTAGATGCGTGTAAACCCTGCGCCTTTGTATAGCGCTACCGTTGTCGCTGTAAACGTCTAGGCTCATCTCGTAAATGTTGCCGTTTCGCCTATCGCCAATAAGGTGTTTTCCGAACGCATAAACACAACAGCTTCCTAAGTGCTGCTCGTAACCGCCAAACTCGTTCAAAAATGCTCGCTCGTGCCATAAACCAGTTGACAAATCGTAAACTAGCGATGTTTCCAACGCGCCGCCCGTGATAACTAAGAAAACATGGCCATCTTGCTGGTAAGTCCACGAGCGCAATAATTCTGGGTTAGGCTCTGCTTGCAATATGCGTTCAATCGTTTCTGTGGATATGCGCGTAGGAGTAAAACCCTGCGCACGATACACGATGCCGTTGCCTTGATTATTGCTGCCAACCCAGTAAACTGATGTATCGATGTTAATAACAGTGTATGGCGATACAGTACCAATCGGAACCGAGCCGGAAATACGCGAAAACGGAAACGTGCTATCTCCAGTGTTGCGCCATATCTCTAGCGTGCTTTCACCAAGCAAGCCAAGCTGCCCCACGAAGTTAATTACACGAATCAATCTATCCGGGGAAGATTCAGCCGTTGCAAAATCCAGCGCATCCCATGACGAGCCATTGTAAAGCGCGGAAATATAAAACTTGCCTGTTGCATTTTCGTTGACAACAAAATAACCATCGATAAAATCTATGGTTCCCACCGATGAAGGGAAGTCTGCATCCGTGATTTGCGCAAATACATTACTTGAATAAGTAAGAATATAAGCCTTAGTTCCATCACAAATGCCAAGCTCTAGGCCATTATCCGCAAACGTAACCGCACCAGAAAACGAAGTTATGGTTCCTCTAACGGTTGAGCCGCCGCCGCTATCTAATTCGTAAAGCTGGTTATTTGAAACAAAAAACACACGCCCGTTGCCAGCCGTGAAGCCGCCGCGCACAACACCAGCGCCGCACGTTGCAAATAACGTAAGCCCCGGCGTTCCAAGCAACGATGCAACGTCCGCGCCTTCTTTATCAGTAATCGGGAATAGATTAATCGTGCGCTGTGCATCAAATGGCAGCGAGCGTTGCTGGTAAGAAGCGCCAACGAGTTTAATCTTCACTAGTATCTCCAGCCGCTAAATATATTCCTTACAGCTAGGTTATTCGGGTAAGCATCCATGCCGCGCACCTGTGCTACCTTTTGACGTATTGCGCCTAAAGAATCATTGGCAATTTTTACAATATACGCATCCGGCTTTTGGCTATATTCTGGTGCTAATTCTAACGCTAGGTTGTAAATCAGCGCACGCTCCCAACCATCAGGAAGCGACATATCGGTGTCAAGCGTGGCAAACGATGTAACGGATTTTTCTGTTAATAGAAATAAGCTATAGCTTGCATTATCCAATGGATACAAACGGATTCTGCCGAGTGGGTAAGCATTATCATAGTTTAAAAACTCCGGTATGCCTTGCAGGTTTTTATATGAAATGCTCACATAAGCGCTATCATCAATAATCGTAATCGGGTAATCAATCGTTCCGCTGCGTAGGTATGCAGCAACGATATTGGTAGGCCGCGCAGTGTTAAAATTGCCGCCAGTGCCTATCGTGTAACTTGTCGCACCCGTAAGGGAAAACGTTTCCCATGTGCGAGCATAGATATTTAGAGAGTCGTTACTCCATGAAGAAATAAGCGCGTTGAGAGAATTTAAGCCATCGTTTGCTTCATCAGCAGCCGGGGCTTCGTTCTTTGTCAACGCGCCTATTTTTTGGAGCGACCTTGTTATAATGTCCCTAGCGGTTATTGGCATCTAAACGCTCGATTGTGTGCATCTTGAAACTGCAATAGTGCCAGTGCCAGTTGAAAGCAAAACGGCAACATGTGTATCGCCGGTTGCAATCTCTAGCACTTCCGTACTGTAAGCCCCTACTGCGATATTTGCTGCCGTTGCGGTTGCTGAACCAGCGCCCGTTGCAACGTAACATAATGCAGTCGTAGGATTTACAACGCGGATAAACTGCGCTCCCGTTGAAGGAATTGCAGCAGATGCGGAACTGGTTGAAGCCGAGATAGCAGTCGAAACAGTTTTCGTGCTAAACGTCATGGCTCCCCCTATACTACAGCAGAGATAAGCGGCGTAGTTGCACCGATTGCGGTAAACGACATCGTCGAGCCAAGTGCAACGGTTGTTGCGGCTGCATCCGATACGTTCTGCGCAGCCTGCAACTGTAGAGTGCCAGCAAGTGCAACGGTGATAGTGCCGCGAACTTTTACGTTTACATAAGCGGCAGTACCGGCAAGAATAGATGCGGCATCCGTTGAGGTGGTAAACGTAGTGTTTGCTGTAGCTGCTGCGCTGTTTGCCTGCACCGAAAGTGCCGTTGCGGTAATCATCGAAGCAGTACCCCATTTAAGAGCAACCTTAACGCCTCCCGAAGCACCGGCAGTAGTAATAAGGTTAATGTCTACATCGTAAACGCCGGGTTGCAGGGTATCGGTTAAAAGACCGGTTACGTTAGCAAGTGTGGTGCTTGCTGTTGCGCTAAATGCGGTTGTGACGCGCGATACATCTGGGATATTATCGTTGATAACCTTGCGATTATCTGCACCAAATGTGCCTTCATATTTTACTAAATTTTTAGCCATGATTGCCTCTATATAAAGTTGTTGGGGGCGAGTATTACCCCGCCCCCGTTTTAAACTACTCAGTGATACGGGTAGCCCACTCTGGACGTACCGGCGCAAAGCCACCGAGGAAGTCAAGGCGCGTAATCATGCGGCGCTTCAGAATGTCGAAATCACGAATGATTGCAACAGTGATGCCTTTGTAGGTGTACTGAGCAGCGTATTCTGCTTTCTCAGGCAGCACCAAAGGAACCGACACCATGCGGAACGCATCCTTGTGGAATACAAGGTTGTTCGTGTAGGTGGTTGAAGCCGAACCGTTGTAAATCGTGAGCGCAGCCTCATCAGCTGGGGCGGCGCTTACGTTCTGGCGCGAATCGGTGGTAGTGTAGTAGATTGCAGGGCTGATTTGCAGCGTGACGCTGTTGCCAGCAGTTTCAGTAACAGCAGCGGTTACAACGAACTGTTGCTCGTAGCCCAAGTCTACTTTGGTTTGTGGGTGTACGGCATTAACGCCTGCAATGCTAAACACAGTGCCAGCAGGAATCGTTGCGCCCGAAGTCACGCCGTCGATACCGAGGGTTGCCATACCGTTAGAAATAGCAACAACCGAAGCCTCAACAGCAAATCCCGATACGTCAGCACCGTTAGTGATGCGTGGCAGCAGGTTGTTGCTCAGGTAGGTAAAACCATCAGCGGTACCCATAAGGCCGCGCTTGTACTGTTTCGCCAGCTCGTCGCTTGCTTGCACAAACGATTTGCGGTTATCCAGTGCCGAGGCTTGAGCCTTAGGCGACAGAAGGGCGTAGTTTTCGCCATCCTGAGGAGCCAGAAACTCTTGCTGTTTAACGCCAGCCGAAAGCATCAGCGAGGTGCTAAACGAGGTCGAGCCGGGCGTACCTACGAAGTTTGCAGTGTTGGTAACTGCGCGGTTCAGATAGGTTTGCTCGATAACCTGTGCCATGCCGTGTGCGTATGGCTTTACGAAACGGTTGTAAACGCTTTCAAGGTTAACCGTCGATGCCAGTTCTTGCGAATCAAGGTCGAAGCTAGCGGTTGCGGTAATATCGAGAGGCATTGCGACTTTTTCTTCAGCCAGCGAGCCAATGCTTGACGTAATGTCAAAGCCAGAGGTGCTAACTTCAGGGCGTGCAGGCTTGTTGATGTAGACGGTATCGCCAGCCGAATAGCCGTTTTTACCTTTATAGTCGCTTGCGTCTGCTTTGCCGATAGCATTGCAGAATTGCAGGTTGTCAACTAATTCACCGGCCATCATCTTAGCGATAATGCCAGCATTATTTTTGACGGTGTTAATAGTATTGTTAGCCATGATTAGATTCCTTATCTATTTCTAAATTTTGATAAAAGCTCATCCATCGGCATATCGGCTAGAGATTTGCTTGGTGAAGCCGTACCTCTTGCCGCTTCCACAGGTGGGGGAGCGCTTGTTGCCGTGTCCTTAACAAGGTATTTTTCACCGCGAACCTCAGCCTTGCCTATTTCAATAGAAACGCGGTAGGGCGACATATCTTCGAGTTGCTCTAGGATTCCCTCTTTGGCTAATGCGTAAAGCGCTAAACTAGCGTTATCCGCCTCAAGTAGGGCTTCCGCAACGGGAAGCGGTAGGTTGTTCATGAAATCAGCGTAATCACCGTAAACAGTAGATTCGTAATCAGGCACTTGCTTTGCAAATTCAACCTCACGGCTTGCGTGTTCGTTTAATCTCTCGGCTTTATACTCGTTTACTTGCTGCTCTTTCGTTGATTCAGCCGCCTTGTTATCTCTGGCGTTTAATCGTTGTTCAATTTTCCAATC